GCTGGTTTGGAACATTGCACGACTTGCAACAGTCGCATTGCTGAAGTCGCCAGTGATGCGGTTGCCTGTGCCTGTGAAGTTCAGGTTGCCTGAGTCGGTAAGGCTAGAGAACGAACCGGCTGCTGGCGTAGCGCCGCCAATAGCAGGTGGGCTGCTCAGATCAAGCGTGCCACCAAGCGTCAAATTGCCAGATGATGTGACCGTGCCCGATAGGCTGATACCGCTGACTGTACCCGTACCGCTAACCGAGGTCACCGTGCCAGCGTACTGATCGGACGATGAAATCGTGAAATTAGGGTAAGTACCAGTAATCGTGGTCGTGCCGCCTTGCGTCAGCGCAACTGTCTGGTCTGGAGCCGTATTGGTTACTGTGAAGTTTGGATACGTTCCGCTTGTACTGATGCCCGTGCCCGCCGTCAAGGCCACCGTCTGATCTGGCGCTGCGTTCGTAATTACGCCAGTCGCGCTGCTGTAGCTGATGCCCGTGCCTGCGCTGACCGCTGCTCTGGCCCGCGCATCGGTGTAATAAAGGTTTGTGCCTTCGCTGATGTTGGTCGAGGTCAGGCTGACCGCACCGGTCTGGCCGTTAACCGAGGTCACTAGGTTGGACTGGTCAATTTTCTGCCAGACCGTGCCGTTGTAAAGCAACCAGTCGCCAATCTGCCAGTCGGTGATGCCGTCCAAGTTGGTCGAACCAGCCGTGGCCACAATGTAGTAGTAACCCGTACCGCCGGAACCACTTGTCAGTGTCGGTGTGTTGGTGCTGGCGTTCCAAGTGCCTTGGTAGCTCAAACCGCCAGCAGCAATAGACGCCCAAGACACAACTGTGCCATTGGTCGTCAAGAACTTTCCATTATTGCCGGTCTGGCTCGGGATCAGGTTGTCGATCTGGGTCTGAAGGCTGGCCAGCGCGTCGATGACTGTCTGGCTCGTACCGCCGCCGTTGGTGATCACCTTGATCTGCTCGGCCAGATCTGGGGCCACCACCTCGCCCACGTTGATCGTGCGGCCCGAGGACAGCGTGATGATCAGCGAGCCGTCAAAGTCGATGTTCGCATCCGTCACCGAGACGCCGTTCTCGCCGTCGCGGCCATCCCGACCGTTTAGGCCGTCAGCACCTCGAGGCCCGGTGGCCCCGTCTTGGCCCGCACGGCCATCTTTGCCGTCCTTGCCATTGACGCCGTTGCGTCCATCCTTGCCGTCCTTGATGCTGGCCACCCGCTTCTCGATGGCTTTGCCAGTCTCGTCGTACCTAGCCCGGATGTCAGCTTCCAGCTTCTTGAGCGCCTGCACCACCACCTGGACGTTCTCGCCGACGCGCTGCTTTTGCACCTCTTTTGCCTGCAAGACCGACGCCCTGATCGAGTCCAGAACAGCGGTCTGCTGCTCTGGGGTCATGTTTTGCAGGATTAGCTGCTTGGCAAGGCTTTCAACGTCCATCGTTCAACTCCTTGGTCAACTGGGTCAGGAAGTCTTCTTCCATGCCAGCCACCTTGTTGTTTTTCTCGGCCATTTGCAACTCAACCATTTTGGACTTGTTCTTCATGTCCGCTTCTTTAAGCATCAACTCAGCAATCTTAACCCGCTTGTCGAAGGCTTTTTCTTCGTTGTCGGTGGGCAGATTCTTGGTCATCGCCGCCATTGTTTTGGCCTGCGATTCCTGCGGCATCAGTTGCGCTTCGGTCATTAGCTTCTGTGCCTCTGCCCGATTCTGCTCGGCCTGCGTAGTTTGCACCGCGATCTGGGCCTGCGCCGCTTGCAAAGCCAGTTGCTGCTGCATTTGCTGCATTTGCTGGGCTTCTGGGTTGGGCTGGCTCATCTGATCGAGCGCTGCCATCAACTCGTAGCGGTTGGACAGGCTCGAATTGGTCAGAATGCCCTTCAGGATCAGCGGCAGCACTGGCGTGTTAGGCCCAAGCGTCTGCAAGAGGCCAATGAACTGCTGCTGCTCGTACTCGCGAGCGATGATGCCAAGCGTAGCCGTCGGGATGAACTTCATGTCGACCGATGGATAGCGCTCTGGGTCAAACTGCATGAACCTGAACGCCGCTTTTTGGATGAACGGGATCAGGAAGTCTTCTTGGAAGTTTACCAGCGTGCGCTTGTACTTCTTGATGATCGTGGCCACAGCCATGCTCATGCCCGCACCGTCGCGATTGCCTTGGCTGACCATGCCCTGGCTGTCCAGTGTGCCGGTGGCTTGCAGCAGCATACGCTCAAACTCTTTGGCCGTGTTCAGATTGTTCAGGCTTGTCTCGCCGAACTTGAACGGGTACAAGATCTCGGCTGGGTTGCCGTTGACCATGAACGCCTTGCCCGGCTTGACCTCAAACTTAGCACCGCGCGGCAGCCGGGTGGCGTCCATGCCCATCATGGGGCTGGTTGTCAGCGCCAGGCTGTCCAAGTGGCTACGCACTTGGGCGTCAATCGCCTTTTGCATATTGTAGGACTTCTCCACCGTGCCCCGGCCCAGCAGGCGGTTGGGCACTGTGTCGTCCTGATAGCTGATGACCGGACGATCCTTCATCATGTAAGGGTTTTCCTCTGCTTTTAGCAGCAACCCATCGTTGGCAATCACGACAATGGCTTCCACCATATCGCTATAATCTTCAGCAGGCGAGTCGTCGGGGAACAATACCTCAACTTCTACGTCCTTCTCAGTGAGGTATTCCCTCGGCACAAGGCCGTAGTACGTCAATAATCTGACCTTTTCGTCACGATATTGGCTCAATTCCTGTGTTGGCTCCAGATCCGTGTCCTCGTAGGTCGGGGTGATGTTCACCTTGCGGTAAATCCCCTTCTCGATGCCTTCGACGATCTTGTGGATACCCACATATTTCTCAATCGCCACGCCCATGCAGTCTTCGATGCTTGTGCCGTTGGGGTCAAACAAGAAATTCTTTGGGTTGACCGGCATGATCTTGACTGCGATCCGGCTTTTTTCCACCACACCAATGGCAGCTTGGCCCGTTTGGCCGGGAATTGGCTGCGTGGCTGGCTCGAACACCTTTTCGGTCTTGACGACAATCTCGCCAATGCCAGTGCCGTAGATTTCAGCCATCAATTCGATCTGGTCAATCGCTTTTCTGATCTTGTCTTGCTTAAAGTCTTCCATCATCTGGGCTTTAAGCATCTCAACGTCCAACGGGTTGCCGTTAACGTCTTTGATGTCATCCTCGATATCGAAGAAGTCGCCCTGGCCGAAGATGGCTTCCATGATCTCAGCGTGCCGCGTCTCGACAGCCTGCTGAGTCGCCGGGGTCACGATGCGTGAGCGCTCAGAATCGCGTGTCTTGTCTTCAGCGGCCCACTCGCCACGGAAGATGCGCTCATATTCAAGGTAGTCATCAAGAAAGTTCGTGTCGCGGTAGTCGCGCCAGCGGTCACAATGGTCAACGACAAACGCCGTTAGCTCTTTGTCGTTTTCTGTCGGCTCGTCGAACTCGTTTTGATCCATGTCATCACCTTCTTATATGGCTTGAAATTTATAGCGGGCGATACGCAAAGCTATCAAAATCGTTAGCTGATCGCGTCTCCTGCGGTTGTTGCCCCATATTCGTATTTAAAGCAGAGAACCCTGCGTTGCCAAAACTCTGCGGCTGTTGATTCATGTTTGGCTGCTGCATTGCGTATTGCTGACCCATATTTGGCTGCTGCGCTGGGTAGCCCATAGGGTAGCCGATGCCGCCGTTGCCGTACTGTGTCATTGGCTGACCAAATAGCCCACCGCCAACTGGTTGCTGCGCTGGATAACCCATCGGGTAACCTATACCGCCGTTGCCGTACTGCGTCATGTTTGGTTGCCCACCAAATAAGCCACCCATCAACGAGTTATAAAAGCTACTGGGTGCGCCTGTTGCCGGCTGTGCAGGTGCTGGCTGGTTCGGATATATCACGCCGCTACTCATGCCGTACTGCGTCATGCCGTTTGATGGTGGCTGGTTCGGATATATCACGCCGCTACTTGGATTCATCCCCGGTTGAATTCCAAACGCTGGCGTTCCAGACAGAAAGTTCGCAAAACCTCCACCCCCTCCAATTGGTGGCTGGCCGTAGGGCCCAGCCGGCCCACCAAGCTGAACAGGCTCTGGATATGCACCAGCAGCTCTGGCAGCACTAGGGTTGTTATACATCTTTCCATCAGAGCCAGTAACAGTGACCGCTGGTTCCATCCCCATTGCCGGACGGTTCGTCCCGCCTATCACGTTGTTGATGAACCTATTTGGATTAATTGACGGCTGCGCCGCGTTTCTAAACGGTGTCGTTTGAATTGCTGGTGGCGCGCGTTTAGGC